GCTTTAAAGGGATATAATTATGGATAAAAATAAAAAGCCAGGGTTTAAAATAGGCGATTACTTTGTTTCTTTTCCTCCTGATCAGGATATTGTTAAGGAAGATGAAAATGGTAAACTCTACATACTTGCAGATATTTACAAATTAGACAATAATCAAATAGCAACCCGTCTTAAAGAGAATGAAATTACACCAGAGGTGGAAGCATTAATTAACGATGAAATTATACGATTATTGTCGAGTGCGCTTGATTTAATTGATAAATAATTTTATCAGTGCCCTTCCACTGATTAGACAAAACTAGGAGCAATCAATGTCTAAACTTAAAGTAGCTGAACTCTTTTACTCTTTGCAGGGTGAAGGACAATACCTTGGTACACCTAGCATCTTCCTTCGTGTGTTTGGATGCAACTTTCAGTGCCAAGGTTTTTCTATGCCTCGTGGCCAACTTTCCGAAGAACGTCTAGCAATTGACCCATCCAAGTATGAGCGTTACGAGGATCTTCCTCTCGTACATACTGGATGTGATTCCTATGCCTCATGGGACGTTCGCTTTAAGCATCTTTCACCTATGCGCTCAATCGACAGTGTTGTCGATAAGATTGAAGAACTTCTTCCTAATGGTAAGTTTGGCCCTGATAAGCATTTGATCTTGACAGGTGGTGAACCTCTTCTTGGATGGCAGCGTTCGTATGTTGATCTGTTTGAAGAGATTAGGAAGCGTGATATGAATCTTACTCATATTACTTTTGAGACAAATGGTACTCAACCACTTAAACAAGAACTTATCGATTACTTTGAAGATTTTTCTTCTCTAGATGTAACGTTTAGTGTATCATCTAAGCTTCCATCCTCAGGTGAGAAGTGGGAAGATGCTATTAAGCCTGATATTGTTTACGATTACTGGTTAAATGGTAACCTTACATACTTTAAATGGGTTGTATCTTCTCAAGAAGATTATGATGATGTGGTACGTGCAGTTGCCGCTTATAATGATTACTTCTCAGGTGATAACTTTTTTCCTGTTAGGGCAGGAAATGGCATTCCAGTATATCTTATGCCTGCTGGCGGCACTACAAAGCATTATGATGAAAATGAACGTTGGGTTGCTGATCTCTGTATGAAGAATGGATGGAGATACACTCCACGCCTGCAGGTTCAGCTTTGGAAAAATGCATGGGGTACTTAAGATGGCAAAATATTATTCAACAAAAACATATGGCAATGATCGTGGTTTGAGCTGCTGCTTTCGTCAGTGGCGTTCTACACACTCGCATTGTTCTCTTCTTCATGGCTACTCAATTGGTATCAAGTTGATCTTTGAATCAGAAACTCTTGATGACCGTAACTGGGTTATGGACTTTGGAGGCTTAAAAGCATTCAAGGAATGGTCAGAGTGGATGTTTGATCATACGCTTGTAGTAGCTGAAGATGATCCACACCTCGAAAAGTTTAAATCGCTTGCAGGCTTAGGATTAAATGATCGTGGCGGTATTTGTGATATTCGTATTGTAAATGCTACTGGATGTGAGAAGTTTGCAGAGCTTGCATATACTGTTATGAATCAAATTCTTACAGCTTATCAAGCAGGTAAATCAATTACATTAGTTAATAAATCATATTCTGCACGCTATCCAGTCGGTAAAGGCGTTAAGCTAAAGTCAGTAGAAGTATTTGAACATGCTGGCAACTCTGCTATCTATGAAGGGCCATAATGAACTATACTTACGAAGAGTTCTGCAAGGGTATTGATTGCATTGTAGATGGAATTAAAGCAGACAAATACAAGTTCGATTACATTATAGGTATTGCACGTGGCGGGCTTATTCCTGCCACAGTGCTTGCTTATAGACTAAAAAAGCCTATTCTTCTTATTGAATGGTCTTATAGAGATAGTGGTATCAGAAATATTAGCTCTGAAGTATACGAAATTATTCAAAGCAAGAAAGTACTTCTTGTTGATGATATCTTAGATTCAGGGCAAACTGTTAAAGAGCTGTCAAAACATATTGGCAATTATAAAACAGCTGCGCTAGTATATAATGTGAAACAGGAAGTTCCATGTGATTACTTCCATGTGAAGATTGATAGAGATGTTACCAGAGAATGGGTTACATTCTGGTGGGACACAGAGGAGATTATGTAATGTCGGTGTCAAAGGAAATTATTGAGCGTCTTAAGAAAGCAGGTAAGCGCTTTCATGCAAACGATAACATTAGTGATTATATTAATCCGGATGAATATGAGCTCTTGATTAAGGAAGTTACCGAGAACTTTGATGCTGTACTTCGTTCACTTATCATTGACGTTGATACAGATCCTAATTCAAAAGGTACTGCAAAGCGTCTTGCTAAGATGTATATTAATGAGATTATGAGTGGTCGTTATGACCCATCACCAGAAGTAGCATCGTTTCCTAATGATGGTTCAACTGGTACACACCCTTACACAGGTATGTTAGTTGTTCGTGCAGAACTTAAATCGATGTGCTCACATCATCACCAGACAGTTCATGGTACCGCTTACATCGGTATTATTCCTACTAAGAAGGTAATTGGTCTTTCTAAGTACATTCGTATTGCCCAGCATTGTGCACAACGCGGAACACTTCAGGAAGAGCTCTGTGGTGATATTGCTCAGGCTATTATGAACGCAACAGAATCAGAATCAGTAGGTGTATATATTGAAGCACGACATGGTTGCTGTGAAAATCGTGGGGTTCGTGCAGCTAATAGCTTGACACAAACAACTGTGCTCCACGGTGAGTTTCATGAAGCAAGCGTTAAGGAAGAGTTCTACTCTAATATTAGACTACAGAAATACAGCTGTAACTGATTGAAAACAATGAAATTTTTTCATAGTTGCACTTTTTAATATTTTATGCTATAATAAAAAGTATTAAGGAGACTAGCTATGAAAAATCTCACTGATGAACTTAATAATGTATTTACTGCTACTACTCGTGAAAAGAAACTAGCATTAGCAGAAACACTCATCAATAACTCTCATGCAAAGAGTGAGACTAAGAAATTAGCTCTTCTTCGTATTAAAAATATGTCACCTGCAAAGATTGATTTCTTTATGACTAATTACGTCTTGTCAGGTGAAGGAATGAAGACGTCATGATCGTTAAAAAGATACCTTATGATGACGATGTGAGGAAGGTCCTTTGGCCTTCCTTTAAATTATCTATTGCTGAAAAGCATGGCAACTCTGGCGCTATTGGTCAGCGAGGCGAAGAGAATGCTATTAAGCTAATTGAGAAGCATTACGCGAGTTCTTTTCAAGTATGCTACGATCATTCAGAAGATGTTGTGGGACAATATTGCGGTATTGACTTGACTTTAATTGGTAAAAGTGGTACAATGACCATTGATGTTAAGTCAGGTAAGACAGGCTTGTACTGGGATAAGGACAAGCAATATTGGTATATTACTATTCGTGATGACTTTTTTGATAACCCTCGTAAGACTAATACTGCATTCATGCATGTTGGTCCTAAGGGGGATCTTTTTGTTATGTATAATAAGGCTAAGATGTATGATTATATCAAAAGCCTAGATTGTAAATTAATTAAAGACAAGTATGGCAACCGCCTGCGTATGAGCGATTGGCCAGATTTCGTAGAACATAATCTTAGGAAGAATTAATGAAGATTGCACACGAAGCTCCTATCTCTATTTTTAATGCTATTCAACGTGTAACTGATTATGACTATGCTCTCGTTCATTTGTTCGAGAGCAATCCTGTTTATTGGCGCCAGTTTAAGGATGCTGTTATTAATGGACGTGAAGTAATTCTCGATAACAGCATCTTTGAGCTTGGTACTGCTTTTGATAGTAAGAAGTATGTGTATTGGATTCACGAACTGCTTCCTACTTGGTATATTATTCCTGACGTACTAGAAGACTATGAAGGTACTATTCGTAATCTTAATGAGTGGCAAGCTCAGTATGATATTCCTGGCTCTAAGTCAATTGCCGTTGTTCAAGGTAAGACAGTCAAGGAAGTTGTTGACTGCTATAAAGAGATTGTATCACGCGTAGATAAAGTTGCTATCTCTTTTGACTATTGCTTCTTTAATGAAAGTCCAGGCCAGAATAAGTATGAGCGTTATATGCATGGTCGTATGGCCCTCTTACAGTATATGGTAGGTAACGGAGTCATTCACGAAGATAAACCTCATCATCTTCTTGGTTGTGGTCTTCCTCAAGAGTTTAAGTTGTACCGTAATATGGGATGGACTTGGGTTGACTCAATCGATACTTCTAATCCTATCGTGCACGGTCTAAACGACATTATGTATACCGAAAAAGGTCTTAACGATAAGATCTCTACAAAGCTAATTGAGTATATTGATAGCGACGTTTCAGTTGAACAATTAAGCACTATTATGCATAATGTGAAGATGTTTAGGAGCTTCTGTAAGTGAAGAAACGTTGGATTACACTCTTTAGTCAGACTGGTAGCGAGATTAAAGCTATTGCAGATGAGCTTGGTCGCTGGCCAGATATTATTGTTACAAATAATTCTAATTACGAGACTTGGGAACATAATATAACACCTGAATGGGTGCAAATTATGACTAAGGATCAAATTAATGAATGGCTTCGTAACATAGAAGCACATGATACTATTATTACTCTTCATGGCTATCTAAGAATTCTTCCTCCTGATATCTGCTCTAAGTTTGAGATCTATAACGGTCATCCTGCAGCTGTAGATATGTTTCCTGAATTAAGAGGTAAAGATCCTCAAGAGAAGACTTGGGCTGGTAAGCCTGATGGTGAGAAGTATGGTATGATTGGTGCAGTAGTACATCAGTGCATCGAAGAGCTTGATGCAGGCGATATTGTTAGCTCTGTGCACTTTGTTAACCGTTGCGATACTAAAGAAGAGTTATATAATAAGCTTAAGGATGCTTCTCGCATCTCTTGGCTATTTTTCCTTAGAGGTAAACTATGAAGATTGGTTTGGCTGGCGCGCAGTCTGTAGGTAAGACTACTCTATTGAATGCATTGCGTTCAGAGAAGTCTCTTAAGGACTATCAGTTTTGTGATGAAGTAACTCGTTGGGTAAAGAATCTTGGCATTGAGATTAATGAGCAAGGAACTGATCTTACTCAAGAGTTGATTATGATGAAGCATGTGTATAACTTGCATATGTTTCCTAAGATGATTACTGATCGTACTATTCTAGACTGTCTTGTCTATACTATCTACTTACGTAATAAGAAGATGGTTGCAGCTAGTACTATGGATCGTATTAGCGAGCATTATAAGGCTCTTATTAATCAGTATGATTATATTTTTTATATTCGTCCTGAGTTCGAGATTGTACCTGATGGTGTAAGATCAGTTAATAAAGAATTTCAGGATGAGATTGCTGATACGTTTGAGCAAGCTGTTCAAGTTATGCCTAGTGAAGCAAAGAATAGAGTTGTAATAATTGGTGGCTCGGTTCGTGAGCGTGTAGAAAAGGTATTGGAGAAGATTAATGTCTAAGATTGAAGAAATTGCATCAGTTCACCTCGGTAAGGCTGGAGACGGCTCTGTTGTTAAGCCTTATGTGACTCCTGATTCTGTCGACGCATCGTTGCTTGTTGGTATTCCTCGTCATCTCAATCGTACTCAGTATGATATTGACGATAATGCTCTTCCTTTCGTAGGATCAGATACATGGAACTGCTACGAGTTCTCTACATTAGCTAATAACGGCTTCCCTCTTAGTGGGGTTCTTCGTATTGTTTATCCTAGCAATAGTCCTAATATTGTCGAATCGAAAAGTCTTAAACTCTATCTAAACTCTTTCAATATGCAGAAATGTGGTAATAGTTTCTTTGAGATTGTAAAATTTGTTGAGAGACAGGTTACCGATGACTTGACTAAAACGCTTGGTGCTGTGCCTGATGTTGCTTTCCTAGAGTTTGGTGACTCTGTTAAGTCGCCTATGGCAAATATATTTTTAACCGTTGAGCGTGAAGTAGATGCATTTAGTATCACATTTGATCAATACAACGAAGATCCTAATACTCTTAAGGTAGTAGAGCATAATGATGTTAAGTGGGAGTTTCATCACTCTGGTGAACTTCGTTCTAACTGCCGTGTGACTAATCAGCCTGATTGGGGTGATGTCTTTATTGTTATCTCTGGTAACAAGCAAGTAACGCAAGAATCACTCTTGCAGTATATTGTATCAATGCGTAAGGAAAATCATTTCCACGAAGAAATCTGTGAATGTATCTACAAACGTCTTTGGGACCTTCTTGAACCTAAGGAACTTCTCGTAGCATGCCTCTATACTCGTCGTGGTGGTATTGATATCAATCCAGTTCGTGCTTCTAATGATATAATCATTAACACGTATGCGCGCAATCTTGTTAATGCATATATCCTCAACAAGAAGACATTGAGGCAATAATGAAAGCTAAGAAATCAGAAATGGTTGATCATCCTCAGCATTACGGTGGTGAGGGTAACACTTACGAAGTTATTAAAGTATTACGCGCATGGAACCTTGGCTTTAGTTTAGGGAATGCAGTAAAATATATTTCACGCGCTGGTAAAAAAGATCCTCAAAAGAAGATTGAAGACCTACGCAAAGCAATTTGGTATATTCAAGAGGAAATTGATCATGAACTTGAACGAAGCGATCGCTAAGTTACCTGATACAGAACATAACGTTGTGTCAGTCCTTTCTGGTGGACTTGACTCTACTATTATGACTTACATACTTGCACGTAAATATGGTCCTGAGCGTGTATTTGCTCTTTCGTATAACTACGGGCAGAAGCAGAAATTAGAATTAGAAATGGCTGCTAAGACTTGCGAGTATCTTGGTATTGCACATAAGGTACTTGATCTTGGTATTCTCGGTGATATTGCTAAGCAAGTATCTGCTAATATTGGTGGTACTGATGTTAAGATGCCTACTATTAAGGATGTTCTTGGTGATCCTCAACCAAAGACATATGTACCATTTCGTAATATGATTTTGAATAGCTTGGCTTTCTCTTTTGCAGAAGCAAATAAAGCATCGCATGTGTTTACCGGTCTTCAAGTTCATGATGAGTATGGTTACTGGGATACTACTCAGAAGTTCGTTGACTGTATGAATGCAGTTGCTGATCAAAATCGTACTCATAAGGTTAAGCTTGAAGCACCATTTAGTCAACTATCTAAGTATGACGAAATTATGATTGCTGAAGAAATGGGTGGCGTTAAATACGAATACACGTTAACATGTTATAATCCAGACGAAGAAGGACATTCATGCGGTGTATGCCCGTCATGTGCAGAACGTCTACAAAACTTTATTAAAGCACGTATTAGAGATCCTATCAGGTATGTTGGTGGTCTTGGCGTCGATTGGAATAGGCTCCTGAAGAAACATGTGTAGTATTATAGGTTCACTTTATACAGAGAAAATTAGAGAACTATCCTCTTTAAATGCCCATCGTGGTCAGCATTCACATTCATTGTATGTGTTTGATGTTGTTGGTGATAATGTAAATAACACTGTCCTCTATTCACATAGAGGTATGGGTCCTTTTAATATGGATGACCATCCTAAGCTGCCCGCAGGTTATATAGTAGTACATCAACAAGCACCAACTACTGATAGTAAGGATGAATCGAGTATTCATCCAGCACAGATTGGTAACCAGCTTCTTTGGCACAATGGTATTATTAAAGCTGATGAAGTTAAAAGACTTCAAGAGCTTCACAAGAGTGAAAACAATTGGGATACTTACTTGATGCTTCAAGGTCTAGTTAATGATGACGTATCGTCTTTGGAAAGCATTGACGGTACGTTTAGTTGTTTCTGGTATGATGGTGCTAATTGCTTCCTCTTCCGCAACGAAATTAGTCCTATGTTTATAGATGAGTATGGTAATATTTCCTCTACAAAATTTGATGGATCTGCTTCTATTGATCCTAATTTTGTGTGGCTTTTTTATCCAGGCCTTACTAATATAAACAATCTAGAAGATTTCGTTGGTACATTTATTACAGTTGAAAACCCTTATTTCTTTATGGATGAACAAAAATGATGTTACATATTAAAAGCCACCTCAACAAATCTACACTTACTAATGTATTACCTGTAGACGTTCAACCTAATGCTGTAGATCTTCGTGTTGATAAAATCTATCAGATTTCAAGCAATGAATTTATTATTGATGAAGATCAAAAGACACACCGAGGCTCATTTGAGATTCAAACTGATAGTGATGGTTACTGGTATCTTATGCCTGGTGCATACGAGATTGTAATGGAAAACATAATCAATGTTGGTAGTGGTGAAGCCGGTTGGGTTATTACTCGCTCTACTTTAAATCGTAATGGTGTTTATATTACCAGTGGTCTTTATGATTCAGGCTATAATGGTGTAATGGCTGGTGCTCTTCATGTTACTTGCGGCCCTATGAAGATCAAGAAGGGTACCCGTGTTGGTCAGTTTTTACTCTTTAAGTCTGAGACATTAAAGATGTATGATGGGGATTATGGTATTGGTAAAGAACATGATAAGAAGTACACCTGAGAAAAAAATTACTATCCCATCTAGTGTTGTTTATGACATATGGTACTGGTATGAGGGAATTCGTGATCCAGATAATCCAGTAAAGCCTTTAACAATATCAGTAGAGCAAACCGGTATTGGCCCTACTATAAAAGTATTCATTGAGACAAAACCAGGTGAAGGCGTATATAAAGACTTTACCGACTATAATTCATGGTAACAAGGAAATAAAAAATGGAAATTAAAATTGATCTTGAATCCCTTAGAAAGCGCAAGTTGTTTGTTGCGACGCCAATGTATGGCGGCCAATGTAACGGTATGTACACACGTTCACTTTGCGACTTAACAGGGTTATGTGTTAAGTATGGTATTGAGGTACGATCATACTTTTTGTTTAATGAATCACTTATTACACGAGCACGCAACTATTGTGTAGATGAGTTTATGCGCTCAGGCGCTGATCATCTCTTGTTTATTGATAGTGATATTGGATTTAATCCTCAAGATGTTATTGCTATGATGGCATTACAGACACAAGAATCACCATATGATGTTATAGCAGGACCTTATCCAAAGAAATGCATTACTTGGGAAAAGATTAAAGCAGCTGTTGATAAGGGTGTTGCCGATAATGAAGTGCATCTATTAGAAGACTTCGTAGGTGACTTCGTATTTAATCCTGTTATGAATGAAGGTGAGCAATCTCGTACTATTCGCCTAGATGAGCCAGCCGAAGTACTTGAAACAGGTACTGGCTTTATGATGATTCGCCGTTCTACCTTTGACAAGTATCGTGAAGCATACCCTCAATATTCATATAAGCCTGATCATGTTCGTACAGAAGCGTTTGATGGCTCGCGTGAGATTCATGCCTACTTTGATTGTATTATTGATCCTAAGACAAAGCGTTATCTTTCAGAAGATTATATGTTCTGTCAGAATGTTCGTAATATGGGCGGTAAGGTATGGTTGTGCCCTTGGATGCATCTACAGCATGCTGGTACGTATGTCTTTGCAGGTAAACTACCTGCATTAGCTTCTATTGGTGCTTCTGCAACAGCAGATGTTAACTTGCTTCGTAAGAAATCACCAATACAGTCACCAACTCAAACAGAAAGCGCACCTAAAGCACCTTTTGCACCTACACCACAACAGCCTTCATCTGATTTGTTGAGCAAATTTAAGCCTGTCTAATCTAGAGGTAATTATATTATGAAATTGAGTGAAAACACTTTTGAAATCTTGAAGAATTTTGCAACGATTAATCCGTCGTTGCTTGTTCGTCCAGGTAATTCAATTGCCACTGTTGCACCTAATAGAACTATTCAGGCTCACGCAATTGTTGAGGAGTCATTTCCTCAACAATTTGCAATTTATGAGCTTAGTAAGTTTCTTGGTGTAGCATCATTATTTAAAGAACCTGAGATTGAATTTAGTGAGTACTTCCTCACTATGCGTTCAGGTCGTCTTTCTACTAACTATACATATGCTGATCCTTCTACTATCTTTGCACCACCTGATCGTGAAGTAAACTTTCCTGGTGCTGATATTGAATTCAATATTACAGCAGACGAGCTTCGTGGTCTTATTCGTGCAGCAGCAGTATTGCAGGTACCAGACATTTCTGTTACAAATGTTGGTGATAAGATTGTAATGCAATCGGCCAATATTAAGACTCCTACTACCGATACTTACAGCATCGAAGTTGGTGAAACTGATAAGAACTTTAAGATGAACTTTAAGGTAGATGTACTTGTTAAGTTGCTTTCTAAAGATTATAATGTTAAAATATCTTCACGTGGATTGACAGTATTTAGTGCTGATAATCTTGTATACTATGTTCCTAATGAAGCTACTTCAACATTTGGTGGTTAATAATGCGTGAAGAATTTCTTTGGGTCGAGAAGTATCGACCCAAGACTATTGACGAATGTATTTTACCTGAAAGTCTTAAACAGACCTTCAAGTCATTTATTAGTAATGGTGAAGTACCTAATCTTTTACTTTCTGGTAGTGCTGGTATTGGCAAGACAACAGTTGCAAGAGCACTATTAGAAGAAACTGGAGCAGACTATATTGTTATCAATGGATCGCTCAACGGTAATATCGATACTCTTCGTAATGATATTCTGCAGTTTGCTAGTACTGTATCATTCACAGGTGCTAGAAAATATGTTATATTGGACGAAGCCGATTATCTCAACCCTAATAGCACTCAGCCTGCTTTACGCAACTTTATGGAAGAATTCTCACGAAACTGTGGATTTATTCTTACATGCAATTTTCCTAATCGTATTATTGATCCTCTTCGTAGCCGTTGTTCTGTGGTAGAATTTAAAATTGCAAAAGAAGACCTTCCACGCCTTGCTATGCAATTCTTTAAACGTGTAGTAAATATTTTAACAACAGAGAATGTTGAATATGATAAGGCAGTAGTAGCTGAGCTTATTAACAACCATATTCCTGATTGGCGTCGAGTACTTAATGAACTTCAACGCTACTCTGCTACAGGTAAAATTGATACTGGTATTTTTGTTAATCTATCTGGCGATAATTATAAAGCATTAGTTTCACATCTTAAGACAAAAAACTTTAAAGAGATGCGTAAATGGGTTGCAGAAAATTCTGATAGTGATGTGACAGGTTTGTTTCGTAAACTTTATGATACATCATACGATCTTGTTAAACCAAATAGCATTCCACCGCTTGTTTTAATCTTAGCTGAGTATCAATATAAAGATGCATTTGTAGCTGATCACGAGATTAATCTAGCTGCTGCATTAACTCAGATTATGATGGAAATTGAGTTTAACTGATGTATACAAGTAAGTGGGAAGTAGCAAAGTCAGTAAAGAATTGTTCAGGTTGCGATGTACATATGCTTCCTGGATCTAAATACCTTATTACTAAATTTACTATGGATGATGAGAGCAATTTATCTAAATTAGTAACAATATATCTATGTGAGAGATGTATTGAAACTTTTATGGATATAGTAGATGATAATCCTCAATCTCCTTCTAATGATGATAATCCTGAGCCACCTAAAAGAGCATGAAGCCTTTCGATTTTGTAAATGAAATAAACACTGGTAAAAAAGACTTAATTCGTGGGTCAGAAAACCCAGAATTAGCTGAAAAACTATATGCGTCGTTTGTGATAAATCGCGCATTATCGTTTTTTCCTGATACAATTATGTATTCGAATGAAATGAATAAGAACCACCATATAGATAAAATCCTACAAAATGATTATTACCTAAATAGTATACGTTTTGGTAAACGCTTTTCAAAATGGCATAAACGTCAAGAAAATGAAGATGTTGATGCTATTCAAGAATACTACGGAGTTAATAATTTTCGTGCTTTAGAGATAAGCAAGATTTTATCTAAAGAGCATATCGACCTTATAAAAATAAGAATAATAAAAGGTGGTAATAATGTTCAATCTAAATCAGTTGGTGGAAGTACGTCTTAAAAATCCTGAAGATTTTTTAAAAATAAAAGAAACCTTGTCACGTATAGGTTTAGCTTCCAAAAAAGAAAACACACTATATCAATCTTGCCATATCTTACATAAGCAAGGCAAATACTATATTGTGCACTTTAAAGAGTTGTTTTTGCTTGATGGTAAAGAAGCTACTTTATCTGAAGGTGATCTGGCACGTAGAAATAAGATAGTAAATCTACTAGAGGAATGGACGTTGCTCGAGCAAGTAGAGCCTAATAAATCAGAAGATCCTCAAAGCCCCTTAAATCAAATTAAAATAATTCCATTTAAGGATAAAAATAAATGGAATTTAGTTACTAAGTACACTATAGGTGGAAAAGGATAATAAAAAAGCCCCGGAGACGGGGCTTTCTTTTTAGTAGCAATATTCTTCTATAATTGGAACGAACTTATATCCGTTCCATCGCTGACCAACAACGTAGCGTTCACAACGCGGCTGGTTCATATAGTAGTAAGTACCGGCGCCAAGAGCCAATGCTCCAAGACCGTAAACCCAAGGTGATACACGAGGATTATGGTGGTTATGGTTATAATGTCTCTGTGGAGGATTATAACGATGACGATGCTGCTGAGCTTCTGCAATAGTAGCAGTACTCAAAAGAACAGCTAGACCTAATGCAAGCTTACGCATCTGACTTCTCCTTTATAATTAAAAAGAACTTAGCAAGCTTAATAGTATTACGCTTGTAAGAGCCTTTACCCTTTTTAGCTTCAACAATGCGCTGACGATATTTGCGATTGCCGAGCTCTTTTGCTATAACATTCTTACGCATTGAAGCCTCCATTCACTATTTAGGCTGAACCTTAGTTTTTTTATCTTTTATTACTTCTTCTATCTTCTCATCTAATGGAGGAATCTTAGTCAAGATTCGCCCATCAGCAGCCATCTTAGTAAGTACTGCTACAAGCCCGCAGATACCTATTATTAGGCCTATTAGCAAGCCCCATAGAAATCCAATCATGCAGCATTCTTCTTATATACATCTGCAATCGAATCTAGCTGTGAACAGATACCATCTGCAAGTAGACGAATCATAATCATCTCACGAGCAATGCTATCCTTAACATCCTTTTCAATTACTTCTGTAAGCATCTTGCCAAGCCAACAAGAAGTATAATCAGCACCGTGATCACGAATCATAGTGTTGACAACTTTAGTAACTGTTTCTGCAACGTTTGTCATATTACACTCCTTAGTTGTTAATCTCTGTAATGTTAACAGAGAAGAAAGTTTCAGCGAACAAATAATCATTCACAGGTTTGTCGTTGAAATCTTCGAAGATATCAACATGCTCATCTTCATCCCAACCACTATTTTCCTGAGCGTTTAACTCATCGCGCAGTTCTTGAAGTGAACTAAATTCTTCTTTCATAACATCATACTCATTATATTCATGAGCGATAGAATAGATACCCACACCTTTATTTTTAATAAAGGATACAATTTTGTTAATATCACTCGTATCACAATCATAATCTAAGAGCATATGCTCGAGGTTTGTAAGTGTAGTCATTTTACTTTCCTTTCAGTCGAGTTGCAAAGCGAATCAAATCTTGAGCAAATTCTGCATTCTTAAGAGCTTCATTAAGAATGCTCTCTTGTGAGCAGCGTTGAAGCTGCGCGAGCTTTTCTACTGCATACGCTACAGAGTAGCCATCTTCTACTTTGTTGCGAATGATGAATGTTGTAAGTTTTGTCATCTCTGCTCTCCTTGTCATCATCTTATATTATTATTATATCGAATCTCGTAATTAATTCAACTGGTTTTTTCCTAAAAAAACATCAATGTTTTCAATGATTTAAATCTTAAAAAACTCAATGTTTTCAAGGTTTTAAAAAAATCAATGATTTCAATAGGTTATTTTTTATGAAAAAAACTGTATTTTTATGAAAAAAACGGTTGCATTAATTTCGCATATATCTATAATAATAATATAAGATGAGGAGATGGGATATGAAGTTTCAACGCGAATTGTTCGATTACCATGGTGGTTATCTGACTTACGGTCCAGAACGTAAGTTCGTTGCTCGCTTCAAGCGTAAGGGTGGTGTTGGCAAATGCGATTTCGTCCGCTTGCTCTGCAAGTACTATAGTGTAGAGCAATATATGACTCGTAGATGCTTTGAAGCGCCGCTTGAAATTCTTATCAAAGACGGGTATGTTAAGTTCGATATGGAAGCCCGTCGCATTCTGGTCTCAAAGTGAGGAGAAGTAATATGAAACGTGTTTCTATGCTTGAAAAGCTTCAAGAAGAAGCTTTCGAAGAGATGATCTTTAGTCTTATCTTCAACCTTGTGCTGCTCATTGGTGGAGCTATATTAATTAGTCTGGCATTTGGTTGGCAGGTTGGTGTAGGTACTGCTATGTTTCTTATGTTCATCAAGGGAGGTCAGTAATGAAAATTGTACCGATTAATAAAGCTGGTGCTCATCGTACTGGAGCACTATATGATATTAACGTTAAAACTATTACTGACATTCTCGGATTTAACCCTAATGTTCAGGATGATCCTGATAAGGTTGAGCACTCATGGGGATTTGAAGTTGACGGTCAATATTGCGGTATCTGGGATTACAAGCATTCTAATGAATGGGGTCAATTTTCTACATTTGGCCCAGCGGAAGTTTTTGAAAAACTTTTTCCTGCTCACTATGTTTAACAGTTGCCGTTTTTATTAAAACAGCGTAATATAATAAAGTAATGAGGAATTGAAAGGAATATACAATGGCACATGAAGTTGAAACGATGGCTTGGGCTGGTGAAACGCCTTGGCATGGTCTTGGTAAAGAAGTTCTTCCTGATCTGACTCCTGCTCAGATGCTTAAGGAAGCTGGTCTCGATTGGGAAGTTAATAAACTTCCTATGTATTATGAGACTAATGGTAACAAGCATGCTACAGAACAGCGTGCATTGGTTCGTTCGTCTGATAATAAGCTGCTCTCTATTGTATCTGATGACTGGCAGCCAGTCCAGAACGAGCAAGCATTTGAATTCTTTCATGACTTTGTCATGCAAGGTGATATGGAAATGCATACTGCTGGGTCGCTCCGTGGTGGCAAAAATGTGTGGGCTTTGGCTAAGGTAAAAGAATCTTTCGAGATTCTTGGTGGAGATAAAGTTGAAAGCTATCTTCTTTTTAGTAATCCTCATGAGTATGGTAAGTGCATTGATATTCGCTTTACCCCGATTCGTGTGGTATGTAATAACACGCTTACTCTTTCTCTTGGTACTAAGTCTGATTTGTTTGTACGCCTTAATCATCGTAGGAGTTTTGATTCCGACATGGTGATGAAGACGATGGGTATGGCTTCGAAGAAGCTCGGTACTTATAAGGAGATGGCTGAGTTCTTGGCTTCTCGTCAGTTTAAGAAAGATTCAGTTGAGCATTACTTTAAAGATGTGTTCCCATCTTTGACTAAGAAAGACAACTCGATTATGTCTCGTCCTGCAGAAACGGCTTATGCTCATCTCGAGACGCAGCCTGGTGCAGAGTTCGGTGCAGGTAGCTGGTGGCAAGCATTTAACGCTGCTACGTTTACTGTCGATCACTTGCTTGGTCATAATCAAGAGACTCGATTGAACTCTGCTTGGTATGGTACGAATCGTCAACGTAAATTGACTGCCTTGGAAAAGGCTGTGGAGTTTGCTGAGGTGGCTTAATGCCACCTCTTCTATATTGGAGGTTAAAATGACTGCTAGTATCTTAGGTTACAAGTATCGTGTAGAGGTAGAATTTTGGACTCGTTCACATGATGGTGACGATTGGATAACCGGCTCACATTGGTTCAATTTTAACTCTCTTAATGATGCGGTAGAAAAAGCAAAAAACCCCTACACCAACACAAAAGATCTTATCGAATCAAAAGTGGTCGATTACACGAGTAGAGATGTAATTTGGAAAAAAGACTGGCATAAAAATGAAGTAGTAGACTATACTACAATACCAGACTTTGATTATCATAATCGTGAATATGACTGATAGTAAAATTAACAGCTTTATAGCTTGGATGGGGTGTGCAGTTGTTTGTGTAGGAGCAATTGCTACCTCTTTCCACATAGATCCGCTTAACGTATATGCTTTTAATTTAGGATCACTTCTGTACGGGTATTGGGGTTATAGAACAAAACAATGGAATCAAGTTATCGTTAATGCATTCTTAATAGTAGTGTATACTATTGGAGTGTTTTACCGTCTTGCAAATAGTTGAGAAATACTATGACAGGCTGGCAATCTAAACGTAAATTAACAGATAGAGAAGGTAATATGGAAAACGAAACAAAGAATCAACTGCTCTCGTTCATTGAACGTATTGAACGTATGGAAGAAGAAAAAGCTGCTGTGGCTACTGACATTAAAGAAATTTATGCAGAGGCAAAGAACAACGGCTTTGAGACTAAGATCATCCGTAAGATTGTTTCTCTCCGTCGTAAGTCAAAAGAAGAGCGTCAGGAAGAAGAAGCATTACTTGAAACCTATATGTCATCTATTGGAATGTAGCAATGAAATTTGCAATCTTTAGTCTCTTTTCGTTTTTAGTAGGAATTATTATTGGTTTCTACTATCTTATGAATAAGAAAGAAAAAGCGCAGTACTGGAATAGAAAGACTAGAGTACTGCTTGTTAGTGCAATTGCAACCTCGTTTGTCTTGTTTGTAATCGCTGCTACTATGTCTGCTATCTCGTTTAAAATTTTCTAAGGAACTCCAATGAAAAAGCTTATTGCTGTCTTGTTCGCTGCTGCTACTCTGGCTGGTTGCTCTCAGATTGATACTGGTAATACAGGTGTCGAATCTACCTTTGGTCAGGTCAAGCAAGAGACTCTCCCTCCTGGTATCTACTTCACGTTGTTTAAGACTGTATACGAAGTCAATACCAAAGAAATTGGTATGGAGCTTAATGATATGCAGCCTAAGGCTAAGGATAATGTTACAATGACTGACGTCGATGTGACTATCTACTTCCGTACGCCTCCTAATAAGGTTGCTACCATTATGACTAAGTACGCAGGTGATATGCGTAAAGATAAGAATGGCGACTATGAGATTGGGTACGGGCTTGTCAATCGTATGGCTCGTGAATCAGTCTACAACGCTTTTGCCCGGCATATTGCATCTGAAATGCATTTGAAGCGTGCTGATATTGCTTCTGACATTCGTGAATCACTTCAGAAAGAAATTGATAGTGATGCAGGTAAGGGTATGTTTGAGATTACAAACGTCCTCATCCGCAATATCGTAACCGACCCTCGTCTTGAAGAAGCTATCAAGCAGTCGGCTGAAGTTGAGTTTACTATTCGTAAACGCCAGCAGGAATTGATGCTTGCAAAGGCAGAAGCTGATCGTAAGCGAGTAGAAGCAGAAGGTGAAGCAGCTGCTAACCGAATCATTGCCGAGTCAATTACTCCTGCATTGATTGAACTGCGCCGTATCGAAGCTATGCAAGGCTTTGCAAAGCAAGGTACACATACAGTTGTCATTCCTCAAGGTCAACAGTCTCTTATCCAGGTGAAGTAATGTCTGCATTGAATCGTATGACTGAGTTACTTATTCTGTACCGTGAAGCAAACGGTATTCTTACAGCCAGGAAAATGGCTAAAGAGCAAACAATTAGAGAAGCTATCGATGCTCTTTGTGAAGAAGAGATGACTGTAGATGAAAAGATTGATATGATCATTACAGTGCTTGAACTTATGAATATGAAAGTAGATTGATGGACTACTCAGATAAAAATGGTATTCAGGTCGTTATAGATGAAGATAAGCAAGTAGCTAGGCTGTTTATGTTTCTTGACGGTGAATATAAAACATGGGTAGAGTTTAATGAGACACAGCTTAATAATCTTATCTCAGAGCTAGAAGATGCTCGTGATTCTTTAAAGGTAAATGCTTAATGGTTGATCTTGACGCAGATACACATCAGTACAGGCTAGATCAGGTTGCAGAGCTTCAAGCTGAGGTTGCTCGGTTGCAAGACATTGTAACCAGAATGGGTCGTATCTATAAGCATTTAAACGCTGAGAAATATCCTGGCGTTTACTTTATACATGGTTCATTAGGTTCATACGATGATAACGGTATGCCAGAAAAGCTGCTTGTTGTGCCTGCTTATGGCGTAGACTTTAGTTATATCTACGAGCGTACAGATAAGACAACTGGTCTGGAGTGGTGAGATGAACGAACGTATCGAAGAGCTTGCAATCAAATCAGGCTTTAAGAAATACGGTGGCAGTAAACTTTACTCACCGTATATTGAAGGAATAGATCTCAATGATGAACTCCAAGAGTTTGCTGAGATTATAGTAAACGAATGTCTCAAATGTTTTGATACAGATCACGAAGGTGATGTTGAATATATCAAATTTTTAATCAAACGAGAGTTTGGAGTTAAATAATGATGCATAATCCAATACAAGTGTTACACGAAACTCTTGGTGCAGCGTTATATCGTGATTTGCCTGATGTTACTTATGAAGTAGAAGATTGGAAAGCTTTAAAAGCACTCAGCAAAGAAGAACAAGCTGAGGCATACAAGAACAAAACATTTCCAAAGATTAAAAAAACTGAACGTCCTCGTCCAGAAGAAGTAGAAGTATACTTGTTTCCACAAACATGGGGTAGTACTGCTCTCGGTTATGGTGGTGTTGGTGGCTCTGCTATGACTGCTGATTATACTGTCGTAGTTGTGCTATACAACGATGTTTGTGTTTACTTTGGTCGTGATCAGCTTGCCTATAAGTTAAACCTTCTAAATTGTTCTCAAGAAGGTCGACACAAATTTCTAGAAGATTTACTATCTCATAGCATTGCTAGTGTTACTGATAAAAGAAGGTATTTGTGATGTTTGATAGAGCAAAATATACTACTATTGGTTCTGGACCAACTTACGTAACTAAAACGGTCACTGAACACCGTGCACCTACTGATGAATCTGTTCGTCTTTTGAAAGAGCTGGAAGAGAAAGCTCGACAGAAGATCATCGACTCTTTTACTGTCAAAGATACTCATTTTGAATGTAAATTTTTCCAAGAAATGGACATGGTTACTCAAGAAATGAAATATGTAGTCATCTATTCTATGAATGGAAAGAGACGGACTGTCGATGTTCGTGTTGAACGAGATGCAATTAATTTAGATACTTACAAGAAGCTTATCAACGCAGTCGCCTATGATATAGCGGGCGCAATCCTATCCGATGCTTTTAGTAAGGCTGTGAAGTGATGAAAATGAATCTTTTCCATCAACTAGAAGACCAAGCA